CAGAACGTCCTTCACGTGAACGTCAAAGGAATTTATTTAATGGTACTCAAGCAAAGTTAACTGTAAATCATTTAATCCCTGGATACCACCTACACATCTTTAATGATGAACCAGGTAGAGTCCAGACCGCACTTGATGGAGGATGGGAGTTTGTCAGTCCTGATGAAGTGGGCGGTGTTAAAGATAGTGTAACGTCTGGTAATACAGACATAGGAGATAAGGTAAGATACCTCGTCGGTACAAGTGAGAAAGGCGATGGTCTTTATGGCTACTTGTTAAAAATTAAACAAGATTGGTTTGATGAAGATCAAGCAGATTTACAAAAACGTAATGATCGAGTAGATGCTGCAATCCGTGGTGGTGTAAACATTAAGGACGGAACAAGTTCTGATGGTTTCTATACTCCTAAGGGTGGCATTAACTACAAAACATAAACTTAATTTCTAAAAGGAAATAAAAATGGCTAACGCAAATACCCCTCGTGGACTTAGCCCAGTAGGAACAATTACTGGTGCTGCGTACAACGAACAGGGTCGCCTCTATGCTATCGCTAACGACGGTTCTAACACTTACGCTATTGGCGATGTTGTTAAAGTTGCTGGTTCAAGCGATGCAAACGGTGTACCTTATGTAACAAAAGCTCTTACTACTGATACACCAGTTGGTGTTATCGTTGGTATTCGTGTATCTGATCCAGGTGTATCTCTTGTAGGTACTACATTGGCTCTAAATACAATTTACTTACCACTTAATTCTGGTCTTCGCTATGTATTTGTAGTGGATGATCCATCAATTATTATGCAAGTAACAGGTGACGCTACTGGCGTGGCTGCTGCTGACGTATTCAAGAATGCTGGTATGACTATTACAGCTAACCAAACAACTCTTGCTATGTCTGCTCCGCAATCAAGCACAGTATTAAATGCTGCTTCTTTCTTAGCTATTGGATCTTCTGGTTCATTAGCATTACCATTACAAATCATTGGCCTAGTTCAAGCAGTTAATAATGCTCCTGGTGCTTATGCTCAAACATTGGTAAAATGGAATAAGCATCAATTCCTCAACCCAGTTGGCACTGCTTAATAATTAGGAGAATATAACATGGCTGGTATTATTACAACTGCTTCACATCCGAAGGCCCTATGGCCTGGGATCAAAGCATGGTGGGGTCAAGTCTATGACGAACATAAAGAAGAATATTCTTCATTGTTCGATAGCGACACATCATCAATGAACTATGAAGAAGATGTTCAACTTACAGGTTTCGGTTTAGCTCCAGTTAAATCCGAAGGTTCTGGCGTTGCATACGATTCAGAAATTCAAGGTTTCACAACACGTTATACACACATTGCTTACGCTTTGGGTTATATCGTAACAAAAGAAGAGTTAGATGACAACTTGTATGAACAAGTATCACGTCGTAGATCTGCTGCATTAGCAATGTCTTTCCGTCAAACGAAAGAAAACGTTGGTGCTAATATCTACAACCGTGCATTTAATAGTACATACTTAGGTGGTGATGGTGTTTCTTTATGTAACACAGCACACCCTAACACTTCAGGTGGTACTTTTGCTAATGCTCCTACAGTTGCAGCTGACTTGTCAGAAGCTTCTTTAGAAGATGCACTAACAGCAATTATGGGTTTCCAAAATGACCGTGGTCTTTTGATCAATGTTATGCCGAAGTCTTTAGTTGTTGCTCGTCAAAACTTCTGGAATGCACATCGCATTCTTAAGTCAGCATACACACCATCAACAGCAAACAATGCAGTGAACGTTTTAGTAGCGACAAATGCTTTACCAGAAGGTATCGTAATGAATCACTATTTAACTTCACCAAATGCTTGGTTTGTACGTACTAACATCCAAAACGGTTTGAAATACTATAGCCGCGTAGGTATTCAATTTGATCAAGACAATGATTTTGATACAATGAATGCTAAAGCAAAAGGCTATGAGCGTTATTCATTCGGTTGGACAGATCCACGTGCAATCTATGGTGTTAACGGTCCTTAATTAGGACTACATGAGATGTAGAGGGGGCGAGTTAAAGCTCCCTCTTATCTTTATTTAGGAGTTATTATGTCATATCCAATAGAAGAAAAAAAAGGTAAACGCCCACCTGTCAAAAAGGGTAAATAATTTATTGTTCTCTGATGACGCTTAGAAATAAGCGTTGTTATAACATACAACGTCAAAGGAGATTTTTATGTCAAATCCAACAAGATTTTCAAATGGTGTATCTACAAATGATGCACAGTATTTAATGGGTGATTATCCATTACCAAGTCCATTTACTTCAAGTGGTTCACGTTCTACAGGAGTTGCTGAGTATGCAAATGATTTTACAAACTCAGTTGCAGAATATACAGCAGCAGGTTCTGGTTCAACATTTGCTTTAACAGATGGTAACGGTGGTCTTGCAATATTAACACCAGGTGGTGCATCAACAGTATCAGCTGCTTATAAAACAGCAACTAATGTTGCTTTTGTTGCAGGTAATGCTGTATGGTTCCAATCTAGATTTAAAGTTTCAGCAGTATCAGGTGCTAAATCATTCTATGTAGGTTTAAGAAAAGGTTCAGCAGTAACTGATGGTTTATGGTTTACTAAACCTGCTTCATCAACATCAGTTAATTTAGTTTCTACAGTAGGTTCTACAGCAACTACATTAGTAACAGGTGTTGCAACAGCAGAGGCTGATACATACCTTGAATTAGGTTTCTATTTTAATGGTGTAGATTTATTAGTTTATAATAATAATCTTTTAGTAGCTAGAGTTGATGCTCCAACAATTGGTACTTCAGGTACAACTTTAACTAGTGTTGCTTTAGGCCCAGTATTGCACATTACACCAACAGCTACTGATACATTAACAGTTGATTATATTTCTGCTTCTGTAGAAGTTACACGATAATAGGAGGCCAATATGGCTAATTCAGTACAGATTCAAACACTAGTTGATAGTGAGCGTAATCTAGTTGTTAAATTAGTTGGTATCCTAGATACAAGTAACGTAAGTTTAGCTACATTAATTGACCCAGCACTTGTTGCTGCGGTTAATGCTTCAGGGTTAAACTCACAACAACCTACTAAGGTAGCAATTAAAAAAGTAACTTACACTGTAGAAGATGGCTTAGCTGTCAACCTTTATTGGGATGCTACAACAGATGTACCTATCTGGAGGTTTGTAGGTAGGGGATTTGTAATGGGAGAACAGATTGGTTTCTTACAAAATAATGCTGGTGCAGGTGTGACTGGTAAAGTTTTATATGATACAGACGGCTATTCATCAGGCTCATTATCATTCAGTTTATTAATTGAATGTATTAAACAATGGAGTTAAAATGGAAGATATCATAGGACTATTGTTTTTTGCACGTAATGTTACGCACATTGAACATTTAAAAACTAAGAGCTATGCTCAACACAAAGCTCTTGGTCATTTCTATGATGACGTTATTGAGTTAGCAGATAAACTAGCAGAAGCATATCAGGGGGATCAAGGCCTTTTAGGAGAGATCCCTTTATATGCAAAAATGCCTAATTACCCAATTGATGTATTTTTAGAAAAACAACTTACAACAATTGACGAGTTACGTAAAACTGCTACTACTAGATCAGCAATTCAAAACATCATTGATGAGATCATTGAATTATATTTAAGCACACTTTATAAACTAAGGAACTTATCATGATAGCTTCTGATGCTAAAGTAAAACAAATGGAGATCTCTGCTATTATTACAAGAGCAGACGGAACTATTGAAAATCTTGGAACAATTCAATATTGGCACAAGAACCCACTTAAACGATTATTATGGAGAATTAAAAAATGGCTACACTATTAGTAAACACAGGTAAAGCTGTTGTTACAAACCGTATCAAAGGCTCTGGAACTGAACCTTCCTACGTTGCTTGGGGTACTGGTGCTGGTACAACTGCTGCTACTGATACTACTTTATTTTCAGAAACAGGTACTAGAGTTTTAGGTACATCTACACAACAAACAACAACTACAACAAGTGATACATATCAAGTTGTAGGTACACAAACTGCAGGTGGTTCATTATCAATCACTAATGCTGGTTTGTTTGATGCTATTACATCAGGTAACTTGTTTGTTAAAGGTGACTTTTCTACTATTAGCTTAACTTCTGGCGATAGTATTCAGTTTACAATTAAAGTACAATTTAGTTAACCTGATTAGGAGCCAATATTATGGCTATTAATCAATCGGCAATTAACGTAGCGGCTGTTAATGGTACTGCTAGTGTTTTTAACACTCAGCTGTTAACAGTCAATGCTACAGTTAGTCCTAGCATTGTTTATCAAGGTATTGTAACTTTACTTTTAAGTGTTATTGCATCAACTACTGCTAGTATTTATAAAGGACTCTCTCAACTCTTAGTAGTTGCCTCTAGGTTCTTTGTAGGTACAGGTGCTCTTGATGGTAATGCTTTAAATACAAGTACTATAAATGCTCAAGCTACGGGTGCAGTTTCAAGTAACTCATCACTCTTTACTAACTTTTTCTTTTATAGATCTATTACGGCTGCATCAACAGCTTTAAATTCTATTAGAAAAGATGTGCTAGGGCCTAATGTATTTTTAGTTACTGTTAACTCAACTGTTACTATTACTAAAGCAATAAATAAACTAATAGATCTTGTTTTAAGTACAGCTACAGCTACTATGACAAGAGCTTTAATTTTATTTAAAGAACTATTAGCTTCAGTTACAAGCAGTGCTACTTTATTAGCTACAAGACTTTACTATAGAACTTTAACTTATATATCTGTTTCTGTATCTACTATAGTAAAATCTATTCAAAAACCATTGACAATTCTGGTAAATTGTGGTATTATATTAGTTAAGGGTGTAAAAAAGATTCTTACAGTAGTAGTTACTTCTACAGCTACAATGATTAGAAGTGCTATATCTTTTGTAAAATTCCCTTTAAATAGATTAATATATGCCGCTTCTAAAATTAGAAAAGTCTTTTATTCTTAAGGATTTAGGGTATGCCTACGGCTTTTTCATATAAAGTAATTACTGAAAACGAACAGTTTACTTTTGATTTTTCCCCAGCTATGGGTACAGGAGAGACTATTACGAGTGCTACTAGCACTGCACTAGTAGTTTCTGGTACAGATGCATCTCCTACTTCTATACTTCTTGGTAGTCCTGTAGTTAGTGGTCAACAAGTAGCTCAAAGAGTTTATGCTGGTTTAGATGGAGTAATCTATCGTATTCAAATGACGGCAGTTACGTCCTCTGCTAATACTTTAGTTCTTTTAGCTGACTTACAGATTCTTGCTCCACTTAGTGTCTAGGAGACTCAGTTGAGTTACATACCTAGATATGATAAAGGCAACTGGATTGCCATGTGTGACGTGTGCGGTCGTAAGTATAAAGCCAGTGCTCTAACTAAACGTTGGGATGGTCTAATGTGTTGTCAAGAGGATTGGGAAATCCGACAACCACAAGACTTTGTAAGGGGTATTGCAGATACTCAAATAGCTCCTTGGTTAAGATCAGAACCATCAGATAGCTTTATAGCAGTAACACTAAGTTTGTTAAGTCAACTTTTTTCAACAAGTACAGCAACTCTACTTACAGTTTTTACAGCAGCACCATACAACTTTTATATAACGAGCCCAGTAACAGTAACCTTGAGTGCTATATTACTCAATCCATCAACACCAACCCAAATTAATGGGAACCCAATTAATACTACAACATTAAACTAGGATAATATTATGGCAGGATTAAATCTATTTACAAATAATGCATCAACTACACTAGCTTCTGGCATTTCAGCAGTAGCTACCTCATTAACAGTGGCACCAGGTACCGGGGCTTTATTCCCGACATTAGCAGGATCACAATACTTTTATACTACCTTAAGCAATCTTGCTGGTACTATTATTGAAATTGTTAAAGTAACTGCTAGGTCTACAGACACGTTTACTATTGTCCGTGCTCAAGATAATACAAGTGCTTCTGCATATATAACTGGTGATAAAGTAGAACTTCGTTTAGTAAATGCTAATTTAACTAACTTTCCACAATTAGACTCTACTAATACTTTTGCACAAACTCAAACATTTGTAACTCCTATATTAGGTACCCCTACCTCAGCTACACTTACTAATGCAACAGGTTTACCTTTAACTACTGGTGTTACAGGAACGTTACCTATAGCTAATGGTGGTACAGGTACTACATCTACTACATTTACAAACTTAACTACTAATGTAACAGGCACTTTACCAATAGCAAATGGCGGAACTGGTGCAACAACATTAGCTGCTGCAACAATTGCTACACAAGGATATACAACTACTGCTACTGCGGCTGGAACAACTACACTTACTGTATCTAGCACACAGCTACAATTCTTTACAGGAACAACAACGCAAACTGTTACATTGCCTGTAGCTAGCACCTTAACAGCTGGACAAAGATTTGAAATACATAACAACTCTACTGGATCTGTGACAGTTAATTCTTCTGGAGCTAATTTAGTTGCAACTGTATTAGCTAATACAACAGTAGTCTGTACTTGTATCTTAACTTCTGGTACCACAGCAGCTTCATGGGATGCTGATATTCAAGGATTTACCACTACACTTCCTGTAGCTCAAGGCGGAACAGGATTAGCAACACTAACAGCTAACAATGTTATTTTAGGTAATGGTACTTCTGCTCCTACATTTGTAGCTCCAGGTACATCTACTAATGTTTTAACTTCTAACGGAACTACATGGACATCTGCAGCTGCCCCTCAACCTGGTCTTGGTGGAACAACAGTATTTACTGCTAACGGAACATTTACAATTCCTAGCGGTAAAACAGTGGTTAAAGTTACTGTTCAAGCGGGTGGTGGTGGCGGCGGTAATTATAACGGAGGCGGTGGTGGTGCAGGTGGAGCGGCTGTTAAATATTTAACAGGATTAACTCCTGGCAATACTCTTACTGTAGTTAGAGGAGCTGGCGGTTCAAACGCCGGTGGTGCTGGAAGCACTTCATCTGTAGCATCAGGAACTCAAATTATAACTACAATTTCAGCAACGGGTGGTGCAGCTGGGACGACTGGAAATCAACAAAATGGTGATGGTGGTGTTGGTGGTGTTGGTACTAATGGTGATATAAATATTACTGGACAAGGCGGTGGTGGTGGATCAGGTGAAAGTGGATGTGGTGGTGGTGTTTCTGTAGGTGGTGTAGGTGGATCAGGTTTATATAGTGGTGGTGGTTATGGATCAGGATCTTCTTATGGCTCTGCTCATAGCGGAGGTACTGGAACTCTTGGTGGAGGAGGCGGAGGAGGGGCTGGTTATTATTATGCATCTGGCGGTTACGGTGGTAATGGTATTATTGTATTTGAATATTAATTTTAATGGATAAATTTATAGCGTTAAGTGGATTACCTAGATCAGGATCAACTTTACTATCAGCTATACTTTCACAAAATCCTAATATTCATGCAGAAGGCAATAGTGCAGTATGTCAATTAATGTGGGATATGCAACAATCATGTTTAGGCAATTCAAATGAGCAATTAAAAGCAACTTATAGAGAACAAACTGCTTTTGATTTAATATCATCAATACCTAAAACATATTATAAAGATACTAATGCAAAAGTAATTATAGATAAGTGTAGGTCTTGGACACTACCTGATAATATGCAAATGCTTTATAGTTATTTTGAACACAAACCAAAAGTGATTGTATTAGAAAGACCTATTATTGAAATAGTAAAATCTTTTGTAGCATTAAGAATAACTAACAATTGGGAAGGAAATCCTGAAGATGGATTGTTAGATACATGGTCAGAACCTATTATGCGTTCTTATGAAGGTGTAAAATGGGCAAAAGCCAATAATAATGGTGAGTTTTTATTTGTTCAATATGATGATTTGGTAAATAACACTCAAGATACAATAGATACAATATATGAGTTTTGTGAGTTAGAGTGTTTTGAACATGATTTTAACAACATTACAAACAAGCATCCTGAAGATGACACAGTTTATAATATGATTGGTCAGCATGATGTAAGACCTACCATAAATAAAAAAGACTTGGATGTAGTTCTTACAGATGCTACAATAAAAAAATGTAAGGCAATAGAGAATAAATGATTATTCCTTTAGTAATAGATAGGAATATAAAAAAAGAAGTATTAAAGTTTGTAGATAATTCTGACAAATCTTTATGGACTATTAATCCTATAGGAGAGAACAGAAAATATTGTACTTTAAATGCTTTTAATATAGAGCTAACTAAAATAATAAAAGATTACAGTAGTAAAGTATATAAATATTTTGAAATTGATAATATTATGTCTGAGCCTATATTTGGTAATTTTATAGGAGTTCAAACTAATGGAGCATTTGTTCATGAACATACAGATGAAGCCCCTAATGGTTTGCATCATATAAGACTAAACTTTTTAATATCAAAACCAGAACAAGGTGGAATGCCTAATATTAATGGAATTGAATTTAAAGTTAATGAAGATGAAGCATGGTTTAATTGGGCTAATAAATACAGACATTCATCTAGTAGTGTAATAGGTGATAAAAAAAGAATTGTATTAAGCCTTGGTGCATTAATAACTGAAGATAATGTTAATAAGATCATAGCTAAATGCGAATCCTTATCATAGGACTATCAGGTTCAGGTAAGACTACACTAGCTAAAGAACTAAGTGCTAGCCTAAACGCTAAGCATTTAAATGCGGATGAACTCCGTAAGCAATACAACGACTGGGATTTCTCAGACGCAGGAAGGTTAAGACAAGCACATCGAATTAAAAACTTGTCTGATAAATATGATTTGGTAGTGTGTGATTTTATAGCACCTAAAGAAATACATAGACATATTGTAGATGCTGACATATTAATATGGATGGATACAGTTAAAGAAAGTAAATATAAAGATACAGATAAATTGTTTGAAACACCAAAAAACTATAGCTTAAGAATATTAGAAAAAAACTCAAATTATTGGGCTAATATTATTTATGACAAGATAGGTAAAAATGAGTTATAAAAAAGCATCAGAACTTGCACTAAAAGCCAAAAAAGTCTATTCATCAATAGATTCACCTTGGCATTGTTATTACCATGCTTTAAGTGGTGATGAACTAAAAGAACAGATTATGACTATTGCTCACAAGCCAACAGACGCTATGATGAGTTTTGCATACAAAGATTTAACTGCACCTTACAAGATGTATGAAGATCAAGGTTTAGTTGAGTTTGTAAGACACAATTATAAAGTAACAGATAATGAAATACCTGAATGTATCAACTGCATTAAAGAGTTTCTTGATGATGCTAAAATTGAATACACAGGAAAACCATTTTTTAATAAGGAAATAACAATATGAAATATGCTTTAGTATGTAAAAATGAACCTAGACAACAAGGTTATAGAGTAGCTGAAATTGTGGATACTTTACCATCTTTTGAACCTGCACCCGACCATCAATGGATTGAATGTGCTGATGATTTAGTAGCGGATGCAAAGTGGTTTGATCCAAGTGATAACACTTATAAAGACTTTCCAATTCCTGAACCAACCCAAGCAAGGGCAGCTGACGGCCAACCAAAAACAAACGGAACACAAGAAATTTAATGGTTCAAGCAGCACCACTTAAACATAGCTTTACTTATGATGGAGCACAGTTAAATGTAATTCATGCCAATAAGGGGGAAGGTTTACCTAAGCATTCTCACTCTTATAGTCATGCTACTATTTGCCACAACGGCTCTTGCGTTATAAGAATGGAAGGCAAAGAAAAGATTATTAATAAACACAGTGGTGCTTTTAATTTACCAGCTGGTGAGTGGCATGAGATTGAAGCATTGGAAGACGATACTGTATTTGTAAACGTATTCTCAGAGGGTAAGTACTAATGGATCCAATAACAATCCTATCAGCTTTTGCTCCAGTAGTAATGGACTTAGGTAAGTCCCTTATTAACAAGTTTGTAGCTCCAGATCAATTTAAACCTGCAACTATCGAGCAGTATGCTCAGATGAAGAACATAGACTTAGAGTTCTTTAAGGTTATGAATGATGCTGGGGCAGGTAATTCTTCATACCTTTGGGTAGAAGCCATCGTTAGATTAATGAGGCCTCTAATAGGCCTTCTTGTGCTTTCTACATGGGTATATATGCATGTAACTGGTATAGGAACTCCTGAGGTAGATAACTTTGCTAGTGCTGTAGGTTTCTACTTATTTGGTGAGAGAAGCTTATTTTATATTAAAAAGAAATGAATCTTATAACAGTTGAGTCGTGCAAGGCAGTTTACAGAATGTTACGTGAACTCCCACCCTTCAACAAGTATGAGTTACCTAGACCTTCAGAGATAGAATTTTTAGTAGTAGATGATCCTGCAATGTATGGGCAGTATCAACCTGAACCTCATTGTATTACAATTAGTTCAGCTAAGATGAGTCAACTACAGACCCTTGAGAAAACAATGGCACATGAAATGGTGCATCTTATTTTATACCTTCAGGGTAAAAGATATGAACTACATAACAAAAACTTCTATAACTTAACATATCAAATAGCCGCTATCTATGGCTGGGAACCTAAGGATTTATAATGGAACATTTACAAGAGTCAACTAAACACATAATAGACACAGCATCAATAGCTACTGCAGTAGGAACCATGATGCAAGTATTGCCAGCAATTGCTGCTTTATTTACAATTATTTGGACTTTAATTCGTATTTACGAAACTAAGACAGTACAGAAACTATTAGGTAAACATAAAGGATAAGTATGGCTACTTCAGGTACTACTACATTTACAGTTACCAGAGATCAGATTATTGAGGCTGCACTACGTAGTTTAGCAGTTCTTGAAGAAGGTGCTACACCAGGGCCTAATGCCCTAGAGAATGCTTCTTTCTCTTTAAATCTTATTCTAAAGAAATGGCAATCAGAAGGTATTAAACTATGGACTATTAAAGAGTATACACTACCTTTAGTTCCTAATCAAACTTCTTATACTATTGGACCTTCAGGAACTTATAATTTAAATGCTGCTAAACCTTTAAGACTTATTCAAGCTTACTTAAGAAACTTATCTAATGCTACATACTCAGTAGGTGAAATTTCTTTAACGTCTGGTGGTACGGGTTATACAGTACAACCAACTAATCCAGCTGCTACTACTGGTGGTACTGGATCTGGGGCTACATTTAACTTAACGTTTACTGGCCCAACTGTTACAAGTGTAATGCTTGCTAATACAGGTGGTAGTGGGTATGCTGTAGGTGATGTACTAACAATGACTGGTGGTACCTTTACAACACCATGTACTGTTACAGTAGACACTCTTTTAAGTGTATTTACAGATATGCCTATGACTGTTATCTCACAACAAGAGTATAACATTTTAGGTGCAAAGCAATCACAAGGTAACGTAAATACTGTATACTATAAACCTTGGAGAGATTATGGGGAACTAAGTGTATTCTTAACTCCTAATACTTTTACAGCTGAAAATTATAATTTACATTTATTTGTACAAACACCTATTGAAGACATAACATCAGCTAATCAAAACTTTGATTTCCCTTCAGAATGGTTTTTAGCTCTTAAATGGAATCTAGTTGCAGATCTTGCTTCAGATTATGAAAAGACTCTTACTGATAAACAATACTATGAACAAAAAGCAAGTATGCTTAAGAATGAATTAATGGACTGGGATATTGAGTGGACCTCAACATTCTTCCAACCAGATGTAAGGGGCGGATTTAACAGGAGCTTTAGATAATGCCTATTGTTAATATTCCATTAACAACTCCTATAAAACAACGTACCAATGATGTTAGCAAAGATGCTAAGATGGTTAATTGTTTTAAAGAGACTTTAGCTGATGGTAGAACATTAGCTATTAAACGTCCAGGTAAAGCTTCTTATACAATTACACCAGTTCTTCCTTCATCAGGAGAAGGCTTATGGTCTTATAATAATAACCTATATGCTGCTGCTGGCGGTAAACTATTTAGTATTACTAGTGGTGTATCTACACAATTACTTACAGGTATGAGTGGAGAGAATGTAAGTTGGGTAAATACTTTAGATACATCTAGTCCTCATCCTTACATGGTATTTCATGATCAAGTAAAGGGTTGGTATTTAACTGCTACAGGCACTATTTATGAAATTCGTAAAATGGTAGCTGGTGTTACTTTAGTAAGTGGTGGTTCAGGATATCCTGCAACAGGTACATTTAGTATTACAGGATCAGTTAGTGGTAGTGGTGCTGTAGGGACTTATACTGCTGATGGTGGTGGTGTTATTACTAATGTTACTTTAACAAATCCTGGTTCTAATTACGCTGGTACATTAACTGTTGTATTTTCAGGTGCAGGAACATTAGCAGTAGCTAATGCTTATTTAAATGCATTTCCAGCAAACCCTGTTCCAGGTTTAGTATACCTTGATGGTTATGTATTTGCAATGGATTCTCAAGGACAAATCTTTCAATCTGATAATGAAAATCCTGGTCAATGGAATCCTTCAAATTATACATCAGCTAAGTCAGAAGCAGATGAAGGTAAGGCTATAGCACGTCATCTTAATTATATTATAGCATTTAAAGAATGGACAGCTGACTTTTTCTATGATGCAGGTAATGCACAAGGATCTGTTCTATCTATTAACCAAGCAGCTCATATGGAAATTGGATGTGCTGATGGTAATTCAATACAAAATCCAGAACAGTCTTTAATTTGGATGGGAACTGTAGTTGAAGGTGGTAGAAACATTATGGTAATGGATGGGTTATCACCTAGAAAAGTATCTACTAAAGCTGTAGAAAACTTCTTAAATGCTAGTAATTTAACTGGTACATATTCTTGGTTATATAAAATTGCTGGCCATACATTATATGGTTTAGTACTAACTGATCAAAATGTAACCCTTGTATATGACTTAGCAGAAGATCAATGGCATTATTGGACTACAAGTAAAGATTATATTGCAGGTGGTGAAAACTACTTTGAATGTTCTTTTGTAACACAATTCCCATTTAACAGTGGTAACTTTTATGTATTAGATGCTGTTAATGGTTTAGTATTTACATTAAGTCCTAATAACTATGTAGATCCTTTTGGGCCCATTAGGATGCGTGTAGTAACAGATCGTTTAGATTTTGATACGTATGCATTTAAAACAGTATCAGGTTTAACTCTTTATGGAGATACAATTAATGATGTACTTAACATACGTCATACAGAAGATGATTATACTAACTGGTCTCAGTATAGACAAGTGCAATTAAACTTACAAAAACCTGGTTTATATCAACTTGGTAGGTTTAGACGAAGAGCTTATGAATATTTATATCAAGGTAATAATCCTTTCCGTTTAGAAAAAGTACAATTTAATATTAATGGTAGATTAGATCCAAGCTCAGAATAATGAATGTAATTATAGTACCACAAGAACATAGACACATTATATTTCCTAAAGTAAAACACTATCTAGAAAAAGCAGCTAAACTTTCAGGTGGTAGAATTTCTATAGAAGAGATTGAAAATAATGTGTTATATAAAAACCATCAGCTTTGGATTGCTTTTAATGATGATGAAATTGTAGCAACTGCTGATACAGAACTAATTCAGTATGCTAAAATTAAAACACTAGTGGGGCATTTTATTGGTGGTAAAGATTTAGAGTCTTGGAAACAACCTATTGTAGATGCAATGACTATGTTTGGTAAAGCAGAGGGTTGTTCTAGAATTGAATTTATGGGTCGTCGTGGTTGGACTAAACCATTAAAACAAATAGGCTGGAAAGAAACGTATCGTGTATATGAATATAATTTGGAGACGTAACAATGATTAACTTATTTAACTGGGTAACTCTTTTAGTAGAATCATTTACCTTTTATGGTGGTGGTAAAGGTGGTGGTGGTAGTACACAACAATCTACTTCACAAGCTGTAGACTTTTTTGGTGTAGACAAACGACAAAAGTATGAAGATCTTCTTTACAAATATGTATCAGGAGACTCTGATACTTTAGCTAATGTTAAAAATCAACCTGGTTTTCAATTTGGTTTAGATTTAGCAAATGAAGCACAAGATCGTAGTTTTGCAGCTACTGGTGTAGGTCCCTCAGGTTATGAAAATATTGCTAGAAGTAATTTAAATCAAGGTTATGCTCAAAATTATATCAATGGTATGATTGGTAATTTAACAGCTCCTTCTGGTGCTGGTATTAGCTTAGGTCAAAACTCAACAATGACAAGTAGTTCACAAGGTCAAAGTCCATTATGGAACGTAGCAGGTACTGTTGCAGGTGCTATGCCTTGGGGTAAAATATTCTCTGATAAAAATCTTAAAACTAATATTAAACATATTCAAACTATTAAAGGTATTAAAATTTATAGCTTTAATTATATATGGTCTCATGTTAAATCTATTGGTGTCCTTGCACAAGATCTTCTTAAGATGCCTGAATATAAACATACGGTAAGTTTAACTAGTCTTGGTTACACTGTTGACTATTCTAAATTACCTATCTAACTAAAGGATTATATCATGGCATTTTCTGATGGCTTTTCAGCTGGACTTCAACTAAGAAAGTATATGGATGAGCAAAGTAAAGAAGAACAAGCTACTGAAATATATAATAGAAACATGGGTATAGATCCAGCTACTCCTATAGTTCCTGATGGTTTTGCAGCTCCTCAATCTATACCTACTAATTATACTAAAGGTACTGGTTTTGGTGGTCAAGAAACAATGATGCCTAAAGGTGCTATGTCTATGACTCCAGGTACTACTAATGAAAAGATGGTGGCTAATAAAGATACAGTACCAGGTTATAGAGATGGTAATGTAACTACTTATCCGTATCAAATTAATGAACCTATTCAAAACACAACTCCAATAGGAACATCTCCATACAATACTACAGAACCTGTAACTCAACAAGCTCCTAATTATAATGTAATGAATGGCTACCCAGCAGGGGCTCAACCAAGTACTGAACCTACTGGTCCTGCTATGCCTAATGCTATTACTCAAGATTACGATGCTAATACTCCTAAAGAAGTTAAGGATAAACTAGCAAATGCTCAGACAGAAGATGAATATAATAGTATTTTAAATGATTATAAAAAGTCTCAACAACCTAAAGAGTCTAGTTTTTATGACAAGACTGTTGCAGAAGTTACATCTGCTAAAAATAAAGTAGAATCACATCAAGAAGAATTAGCTCGTATTAAAAAAACAGCTAATGAAATGAGATCTAAAGGTCTTTGGAAAGAAGCTGAAAAGTTTGAAACTAAAGCTGTTCAAACTCAAAAAGATTATTATGAATCTACAAATGAATATAATAAAGTTGTAAGTAAAGCTTTAGAGACTAAAGCAGGTTTAGCTAAATCATATTTAAATGCTCTTGAAGCTGGTGTAGATCCTGAGTTTGCTTTTAATCAAACATTAATGAAAGCTCATAGCATGGGCATTCCTGACTTAGATCAATATAAATCTATGAGTGGTACTCAACGTGCTCAAGCTGCTCAAATGATTGTTGATGATGCTATTTCAACTAAAGACAGACTTAGAACTGATCTTGAGATTATGAAAGATGAGACTAAAAAAGCTCTGTTTAATAAAACTATAACTCAAAAACAAGAAACTAATCTTATGAAAGATAGATGGCATACAGAAGAGCGTGAGCTTAAAGAAAAATCTCTTGATATAAAAGCTGTTAAAACTAATTTTGATATGGCTAACCAAACTGTTAAGAATACTCAAAGAGATCTTAAGATGATTCAAGATCGTTTAGATTTAATTAAAAATGGTTATGTAATTAAAGATGACTTTGGTAATATTATGTCTCCTGCTGAATCACAACGTGAAGCTCAGGTTTTAGTACAACAACGTGAAAACTTGCAAGATAGGTTAGTTGCTGCAGAAGAACATGCTGCTAATGTTAAAAAGTATATTCCTACTAAAGAATTAAAAGAAATTGAAAAAGCAGATAAAGTTTTAAATAATCAAACATCTGCTATTCCTGAAAAGAATGCTAATATTATTAAATCATACTTTAATAAAATAGTTGCTTTACCTGCTGATAGACAAGCTCAACAATTTAATATTTTAAAATCTAATGTAGAAGCAGAACATCCTGGATATACTTTAGATACTAAAGGTAATCTTGTTGAGAAAGGTAATGTTTCTGCTGAATCTAAACCAGAACCTAAAACTCAAGAGAATGTATTAAAATCATTTGAAGGATCTCCAAATCGTGTAAAAGTTGATGTAACTAAACAACCAACATCTTTTATTAGTGATGCTCAAGATGCTATTGTTAGAAGAATGGGTCCAGTAGAAGATCCTATAACAGGTAAAATGATTACTCGATCAGAGTTCCGTAAAAAATATGGTGAAAATCCTAAGTAATACATAAAGGAGTTCTAATGGCTGGAAATGCTTACTTAAAAGGACTTGATCCTAGCATTGGTGAAGAAGCTAATATGCAAGCTTACTTAGATGGTTTAGGTAAGGCTGAGGGTGCTGACTATGATACTATTGTTGGTGGTAAGAAGTTTACTGATTACTCTAAACATCCTAATATAGTAGGTGTTACTACTAAGGAAGGCCCAAGCACGGCTGCTGGTAAGTATCAAATTACTAAAACAACTTATGATCAGTATGCTCCTAAACTAGGCATAACTGATTTTTCTCCTACTTCGCAAGATGCAATTGCAAAAGCAATTCTTAAAGCTAAAGATGCTGAAGGAGATGTTATTAAAGGAGACTTTGAAACAGCTCATAATAAACTAGGATCTGTTTGGGCAAGTCTTCCATCAAGCACCTATTCACAACCTAAGAGATCCACTAAGTGGGTTCAGGAAAATATAAAACCTATTACACAAGCAGACATGCTAGATGTGACAGCTAATATAGCACAACCTGAACAGGTGTCTTATCGGCTCGGTTCTAATGACAATCCTTATGCTAGGGGTCTTGACTTACCGACTGAAACAGAAGTATCAGTAGAAAATAATCCTTATCGTAAAGGTATAGCTAAAGATAATCCTTATATGAAGGGATTAGATTTAAGTGAACCTATCTCTGCTACTAAATCATTTGGTAAGTCGTTCTTAGGCAGTGCGTCTAAAGCTATTGCTGCTTCTCCTGGTATGGCTATTGGTGCAACAGGTGGCTTTGAGCTTGGTGCTTTAACAGGCCCTGCTGCTCCTATTATGTCTCCTGTATTAGGACTTGTAGGTGGTGTAGGTGGATATTTAGCAGGTGAAAAAGCTGTTAGTGCAGCTTATGATAAGTTTGTACCTGAGTCTGTTAAAAAATATATAGGTTATGATAAAGCTACTCGTGAAGCTGAGATGGCTGCTAACCCTGAATCATCTTATGCTGGTGAACTAACAGGTAATGTTGCACTATTTAGACCTGGATCATTAGCTAACATTACTCTTCCTGGTGGTAAAGTAATAACTCCTCTTGCTCAACGAGCTACATTAGGTGGTGTCTCTGGTGGTATTGAAGCTGGTTCTGAGGCATTATCTGGTGGTGAATTAAATCCTCAACGTATTGCAGAAGCTACTGCATTTGGTGCTATTGCGGCTAAACCTACAGCTATTACTCGTCATGCTGACAAGTTAGCTTCTAATCTTATCTCTAGAATTCCTGGAACTTCTGCTTATGAAACTAGATTATCACAAGGACTTGAAACTGATCGTACTATTAATGGTACGCAAGAACGTACGACTACTCAAGAACGTGCTGCTCCTGAACAACGAGATTTATTCCAAGAAGAATTAACTCAAGCTCAAGAGATGCAAAACAGGGGTCAAGTATTTGAACCTGGAGCTACTAGAACTACACCTACAGATGCTGTAATTCGATCAGAACAAGACATTGATCTTGCTAAGATGGAAGCTAAACAAACTCGTTCTAGACTTGAAGAAGAGATTCCTGATGCTCGTAATCGTGAACAAATTACTATGTCTATTGAAGGACAGAAACGTCAAGATAGATTATTAAGTGACAGACAAAAAGCAGAAGAGCTTCGTATTTTAAGGTCAAGTATTGCTAAAAAAGAAAACTTAGCAAGAGGTATGGAAAGAGATCCTCTTAATGTTGTCTTACAAGATTTTAGAAATAGGGATGCTTATAACAATCTTAGAAACAAAGAAGGTTTTCCTAGAGATGGTACTCAAGCAGAACAATTAGCTTTCTTACGTAATGATATAGAGAATACTATATATGGTCATAACTCTTTAAGAGATCGTCCTTCTGATGAACCATCATTTGGTGTAAGGGATTATATTGTTAGTGAGTTTAGACGTTTAGGTGAACGTGCTAGAAGTGAAGGTTTATTCCCACAATTACGTAGGGATTATGTAACTCATGCTTTAGACTTTACTGACTCTGTTTTAAATAGAGAACAACAACGAGCTTTATCTGACTATTTATTTGCTAATACTAATGAGTCTAGGTTTGTTAGAGACTTTACACAAGCTCGTCAATTTAGGTACCTTCGTGATCTTGAGAATGCTTTACGTCAAGCAGGAGATGAGCTTGGTATAAATACTCGTGGTATTAAAGTACAACGAGACATAGCTAAGGTTATGGAAATCTATAAGAATGCTATGGGTAGAGCTATTGTAGAGAAACGATTAGCTAACTACTTACTTAAAACTAAAATAGATGGTTCTCCTATCTCTGGGCAAGTAGGGGAACTTCCTATTGTAACTAATAACATAGAACAAGGTTTTAGAAATAACTATGTTAAGTTTACAGGTCAAGGTTCTGATATCCTGCAAGATTTTATGGTACATCCTGACTTTAAAGATATTTTAGGGCATGTCTTTAGACAAGATAATCCAAATGCTATGCTTGAAGCATTTAAATCTGTATCTATGTTATCTAAGTTTTTAAATACTGCAGGTTCATTATTCCATGCTACATCATTAGCAGTAGCACAAGCTACCGCAGCTCCAGGATTATTCTTAAAAGAAGTAATGACTGGTGGTAGTGGTATTCGTGCAGCTTTAAAAGACCTAGAACATAGAGGTGTTGGAGCACAGGGTCAATTACTTATTAAAGGTGGTTTAAAGGTAGCTACAGAGGACGTACAGCGTACTATTATAGGTGATGCTGCAGGTACAGCAGACAAGTTAATTGGTGATCATCTTGTTGGTGGAAGAAATGTAAAAGTTCTTAGACAAATGAGTGATCCTTTAGAGAATCATTTCCTTAATCATATGAATAGATTTACATGGGATTACATGCATGCTGGTGGTAAATTAAATTTAGCACAGCATTTCTTTACACAAATTAAATCTAAACATCCTGAGATACCTGATGATCAAATTGCTTCTGAAGTAGCTAGCTTTGTTAACAATACATTAGGTGGTTTAAATTGGTTACAAGTAGCTAATGAAGTAGAAAACAAATTTCTTAAAGCTTTTGCAATTAAAGCTATGAAGTTACAGAACAGAGATTGGGCACAGATTGTATTGTTTGCTCCTGACTGGACTGTATCTACATTAAGATCATTTACTAAGGCATTGCCTAAAGAATTAATGAAACCACAAAATTGGGAGTTAAGAGCTGGTGTTAAAGGTCTTATTGATCCTACAAATAGTAGTGACTTAGCACGTAGATATGTATTAACTACAGGTTTACTATGGTTAACTATTCTTAATGGCTTTAATATGGCATTTACAGGTAGACCTATTTGGACTAACAAAGATCCTACTCGTGTAGATTTAGGTGATGGCACAGCTATGCAGATGGCTAAACATTCTATGGAAGCATTTCACTGGTTACTAGATCCTGAAAAGACATTAGGTAATAAGTTAGGCTTTATACCTAAGGGAATTATTACTATGACTACAGGTAAAGCATACCCAAGTCCTAAGGCACCTATGGTTAAAGATAATACAACTCTTGGACGTTTGGTTCATTCAGGTAAGGCTGCTCTACCATTCCAAATTAGTGCCGCTGCTTCCGCTCCTCCAGGAGAAGGTGGTAAACGTGCACTAGCAAGTTTCTTGGGTGTACCTATCTATGGTCAGACAGATAAAGCTAACTCTACTGCTGAAGTATTAGCAGAACGTAAGGCTCAAAGTAAAGAAACTAGAATTAAAAATAGACTTGATAAACTAGAACAGCAATATGAGGAATCAAAATGGCAACAGGATTAGTACCAATACCCAATCAACCTATAAGTGAGACACATGAATGGAGAGAATGGTTTTTTAATTTATGGGAATCTCTTGGTGGTGCTCAAGGTCAAATCTTTTATACAGGTTTAAATTTTACAGGATCTAATTTAAATAGTATTCAAACTAGAGCACATAATATTTTACAAGGATTACAAGGTGGTAATATAGGTGCTACTGAGTATTACCATTTAGATGCTACTCAATATGCAACTTTAACTTCACTTTCATTGCCTTTATCTATTGCTAACGGGGGAACTGGAGCAACTACACAGGCAGGGGCTAGAACTAATTTAGGATTAGGAAGTGGTTTATCTGTAACTATTACTACAGCTGCTTTAACAGCGTTAGGAACACAGGGTAGTATGACTTTTGTTAATGGTATATTAACTGCACAAACACAGGCGACTTAATTATGGAAATGAAGCTTAAACGATTTGAATTTGGTAAAACATTTACTATTGGTAAATTATATATAGATGGTATATATCAATGTTTTGTGTTAGAAGATGTTATAAGACCTAAAGGAGAGAAAGTAGATGGACAAACAGCTATACCTAGCGGCACTTATTCTGTTATTATTGATCGTTCTACCAGGTTTAATAAAGATATGCCTCACATCCTAGATGTGCCTAACTTTACTGGTGTTAGAATTCATTCAGGTAACTCTTCTAAAAATACAGAAGGGTGTTTATTAGTAGGTACTACTTGGTCAAGTGGTGATTTTATTGGTAACTCTAAGTTAGCTTATGATGCTTTATTTAAAAAGCTAGTAGCTACTAATGAAAAGATTACAATTACAATAGAATAAAAAAGGGGCCGAAGCCCCTAATATTATTTAGCGTCCTTTAAGAAAGCCGCAACTTCATCCCAGTCTTTAAAGATCAAGACTTCGTTAAGCTGTGTCTTTGTTAAAATATCAATCTTAGTACCATTTAAAACATAACCATTGTTTACTTTGGTAATTTGAACGTTATCAAATTTCATACTATCTCCTTTAAAAATTAACTACAACTCTAACTAAAAATAAATCAATCACTAGGTAAATATCTTCATTCTTAGGATCTACATCTTTACCGCTTACAAGTTCTATTCCAAAAGTACAACCTTGTATTAAATGAAATGTAGCATCCATTATTGCACTCCTACAATCTCACAAGCACCCGCAGTACAACTAAGCTCTTGGGTGCCTGTGGTTGTATCTTCTTCCTCTTTTAAGTTACCCCAATCAATCAATGGGAAACTTGCTACAAAGGCATCATACTCTTCCTTTGTTATTTCTTGATAAGGTGCTTGTTTATACACGTGATCGGAGTGCGGCAGAAGCGATACTCCTGATACATCACTGAAATTATTGTATATCCAATCGCCTATCGTCAAGAACTCGTTATCTTTATAGTATACAGTAATAGATGGATTATGTTCTGTCCAGTTCTTTTGATATACACTATAAAGTTTTAATTGTTCAATTGCATTTGTTTCATTTCTAGTAACACCAGACTCCGTTCCTTTTTGAGGGAAACTAAATATAGTAATGTCACTAGGTTTAGTTACATCAGGTTCATTAGGAACACCTTGTGTTTTAAAGAATAACGTTAACGGATCTTTGTTATCCATACGTACAGTCCTAATATAATATTGACTATATGCAGGATGAATCCCACTAGAACAACCCACCAACTGACTGACTGTACCACTTGGCTTAACAGTAGTGATAGCAGCAGACACAGGAATACCGAGTCGTTCAGCCCACTCTTTATTGATCTTAATCGCATGTTCTCTTAGTTCTGTTAACCATTTAACTGTCTCCTCAGTAGGTTTACTAAGTACAGGATGGTCCATAATACCCGTCATGCTTACACCAAGTAAACGTTCTTCTTCTTGATTACGTTTCCAATCACTTCTTAAGTATCTAAAGTTTGTAAGGGTGGATTGAAATGTCCCGATAATTGTTGCGACCCTAACTTTTTCTTTAAGGTCAGCAAGGGTATCGTTCTCTCTGATGACAACTTCACTGAGATTACAAAGCCCTTTAGATCGCAGGATAATTTCTCCGCAAGGGTTTGTACCGTACTCAAAGCCATCAACATCTCGTCTTCCGTTAGAGCTTGCTTTTTTTGTAGCTGCAACTCTATTAAATAATCCTCTTTCTCCACTCTTTGATTCATATAATGTTGTCCATTCCTTTAAGAAAATACCTACATCAGGTTTCTCAGTATAGGCTACAGAGTTATTGGCAAGTGCACGTTGCACATCAGATTCCCACCAGGCTCCGTTCTTTGCGTTTCGCATCCTATCGTCGGTGAGGTTTGACAAGCTGATAAGAGCTGACCTACGCACACCGCCAACAATAACAATATCAGCAACTTTACATACGATGTCATGGCATTCTAAGCTGTTAAGCTTTCTCCCCGCTGCTTTCTTAAAAGTATGAACCGTAAATTGGAACAGGTCCTCGAGAGGCTTAGGGCCAGATGCTCGGCCTCCAAAAGTTTTAAGCCTAGCTCCTGCAGGTCTGATTCCTGAAGTGTCCCACTTTGGCACTCGTCCTGAATAGAGTAAGCTAATGAGTTCGCGGTACGCACTAGCCCAGCCAATTCTTGAATCTTTGACTCTAATTGTTGTATCAGTTTCATGGAACTCCTCTGCAATAGTAGGTAGGTTATTAGTAAACTGACGTTCTACACTAAAGCCTACGCCAGTACCACACATTAAAACATACATTACTTCATCAAATGCTTTAGGGGAATCAATAGCAATGAAGCTACAATTGTAACCTGCTATTTCATCACGTTCTAATGCAGCACCCGCTGACATTAAACATCTCATACTAGGCATTACATTAAGATCATGTATTGCTTTATTTACTTCTTGATCTGGAAAAGTATCTGGAAAACGATTCTTAAAAAAGCTAGTGTATCTGTTTACAGTTTCTTCCCATGTTTCTCTACGGCTTTCATCAGGCATCCATCTTGCATAACGGCTTGCGTGAATAAAACGTTGATAGTCTGTTAATTGCATTAGTCTATATCTCCGTCCATGGACAATTGTTTGTTAAAGAATTCGTATTTGTCTTCAATACGGTCAAAGAAAGCATCAACAAGATCAAAAGAATTGATATTTAAAACTTCTAATAAAGTTATTTCATCAAACTCCTCAGCAAGTTTTTCTTTAATCTCTTGCAATGTTAACGTCATTTTATGTTTTTAGTTCTTTCAATAGTTCTACATAATGGATAATCTTATTAAGATCTTCCACTCCACCTTTGTCTTGCCATCGACATATATATTTAATAATGTTTCCTTCAATATAAGGAATATTATTTTTAGTAATAAATTCAACAGGTTGGATTACATACTTCTTGTAATGTGTACCTGCCACTTGTTGTTCTATAGCTTTTTCTAATTTAGGAAATTTACTCATGCTATTATTATATCATGCCTTTCTGAGATTTGCAAGACTTTTTAGAGGGGTTATGATGATAGTAGTTACTACGTTTTTTATCTATGTAGCAAGCCATTGATAGGAATATAATTATTAATACAATCATACGTTAACTAATTTCTGTGATCCTTTTGGTTTGAGATTTGTACCATCTCTAAACCAATTACCACATGTTCTACATTGATAACGTTGGTATCTGCTAGTTGTAGTAATATTAAATCCACGTTTCTGTACGTTTTTAGATTGACAAGTAGGACAGCAATCAGTCGTACCATTAATTACATTGTTGTTAAGGTGATTTTTAATCCAAGGTTTAAATCGTTCATATACTTTTTCAAGAAGAATAACATCATTCTTGTTGTATGCTTCCATAATCTTCCATGCTTTAGGAATACCAGCCATACACTGTACCCATAACTCATGACCACTGTGTTCAGTCTTTTTACCTAATCCTAGTTGCTGTGCAACATAATCAAGCTTGTTAGATACAAATCTAAAGCGACTTTTAGCAACAGTAAGCAAATCAATTTCTTTAAATGGGGCAGGTGGGAACATGCCATGTAATAAGAATTCTTTATTGAGTGATGGGATATCAAATCGTTTACCGTTGTAATGAATGACGGCATCAGCCTCATCTAGTAATTTATGAATGCCTTCAAGCATTTTCTTATCACCAGATTTCTTAACAGAATCAAACATCATTTTTTTATCACCCAACCATTTGGCTGCATAACACATAACATATGAAGATTCTTGTAATTGATTGATACCAATATTCTGATCCCATATTCCCCATACGTGTGCCACGTTGGGTGCCATTTCAATGTCTAATAGAAGTATCTTACTCATATAGCTCCTTTACCAATAGAGTTCCATCTTATTATTTCTTTTTATTAAATGCCCTTGAAGAGTAATACGATGATCTCCTTGAACAATTTGTTTTAGTCCTGCTATTCTATGTACATTTAAACCATCATGCCATACAATTTGTTTTTCTTGGTATTCTAAATGTTGTACATTATCTTTAGAGTCAAGCCAATCTATACCAC